GCCGACCCGAGGGCGTGTCGAACTCTCAACCTCAACAACAGAAATCCTCTCCCTCCCTGTTGTCTGTTGGTGAGTTCCGCGCTCTCGGGAAGAGACGCCTCACAGAAGATACTTGCCGTAAATTCGGGTACACCGTTGGTGTCGATTGGGGAGGCAAGACCTGTCACATTGCTTCGTTCAAACGTGACGGGAAGATCATCGCCCAGAAGATCAGGTACCCCAACAAGGACTTCAAGCATCTGGGCGAGTCCAAACCCGGCCTCTGGGGTCAACACCTTTGGAAAGAAGGTGGGAAGATGCTCGTGATCACTGAAGGTGAGATCGACGCGATGACCGTCAGTCAACTCCAAGGTAACAAGTGGCCTGTTGTGTCACTGCCTAACGGCACCGATAAGAGTGGTAAGTCTGCGGTGAAAGCTATCCGAAACTCCATCGACTTCGTTACATCGTTCGACAAGGTCATCTTCATGTTCGACATGGATGAAGTCGGAGAGATTGGCGCTAAGGAATGTGCCAAGCTTTGTAAACCGGGACAGGCTTATATCGCCCAGCTTCCTTATAAAGACCCCAACGAGTGTCTCGTGCGGGGTGAAGGTAAAGCTGTTATCTCAGCCATGTGGGATGCCAAACCGTATCGACCGGATGGTATCCTAAACGCCGCCGACCTCTGGGATCGCGTGAAGACGCCGAAGGAAAATCACTTCTTCGAATATCCGTGGGAAGAACTTCAGGCGAAGACCCTAGGCGCCCGTAAGGGTGAACTCGTGGTCCTCACCGCTGGTTCAGGGGTCGGCAAGTCTGCGGTTGTACGTGAGATCAACTTCCACCTGATGGAACAGGGTCTGACCGTTGGCAACCTGATGCTCGAAGAGAATGTCGAAAGGACTGCTCTTGGGTACATGGGGCTTCACCTAAACCACCCTCTCCATCTGGACCGTGGGGACTTCACTGAGGAGCAACTCAATGAGGCTTTCCAAGTTACTTCAGGTTCTGGTCGTCTGTGGCTTTATGATCACTTCGGATCCACGTCCGCTACGAACCTCCTCGATAGGATACGTTATCTCGCAGTTGCCTGTGGATGCGACTTCATCACCCTAGATCACATCTCGATTGCGGTGTCGGATGCCGATGCAAATGACACCAACTTGGATGAGCGTAAGCTGATCGATATGCTCATGACCAAACTCAGGTCTCTCGTAGAGGAACTTGGGATTGGACTGTTCGTAATCTCACACCTTCGTCGTCCGAGTGGTGACCGAGGACACGAGCAGGGAGCCATGACATCTCTCTCGCAACTCCGAGGTTCACATGCAATCGCTCAACTGGCTGATTTCGTAATCGGCCTCGAACGTGATCAACAAGACGATGAGGTACGCAACGAGACAACCATTCGTGTCCTCAAAAACCGCTTCTCAGGTGATACTGGTGAAGCTGGGACCCTCTACTTCAACCCCGAAACTGGACGCCTCTTCGACCACAACATGGTCCCAAGGAGTAACGTCCCTGTCGTTGGTGGATCCAATGACTACTGACGCAATCTTCGACCGTGCTGAAAGCTTATGCCTAGCTGCGGTCGAAGATCCCTCTCGGTTGCCTGAGTATCTCAAGGCACACGCAGAGGCACAATCACATGAACATCAAGGATGGAAAAGGAGAACTGGTATGACCCAGAACGAAATCATTTTGAAGCACCTGAAGAAGGCTGGTTCGATCACAGTACGTGAAGCGATTGTCGAGTACTCAATCCAATCCCTGACCAAGCGTATTCAAGAACTACGTGAAGCTGGTCATGAGGTCGTGTCGAACGTGAAGTTCCACCCGGTCACCCGTCAGAAATACACCCGTTACACTCTGGAGAATGCATGATGTACGAAGAGAAGAATCTATTCGCGTGTGAAGTCTACAATGGCGCGTTATAGTTTTGACCTCGAGTCCGATAACCTCCTCGAAGAAATGACCACAATTCACTCCCTCGTGTTGGAAGAAGTAAACACGGGGGAGATGTTCTCCTGCCATGATCAATCTTTGAACGATCCTGAACAGTTCAATGTACGGGATGGTCTCGAGTTGCTGATGGCAGCCGATCAAATCAGTGGTCATAACATCATCAAGTTCGACATCCCAGCGATCCAAAAGATCTACCCGTGGTTCACTATCGATGAATCCAAGGTGTTCGATACGTTGCTCATGTCTCGGTTGTTGTGGCCTGATCTTATGGATCGGGATGCTAAGGCAGTACAGACCGGAGTTCTCCCAGCACGTCTCCGAGGTTCTCATGGTCTCGAAGCTTGGGGTTATCGCCTAGGTGAATGGAAGGGTGATTATTCCAAAGAGATGAAGGCGAAGGGACTAGATCCTTGGGCCAGTTGGAATGAGGAGATGCAGCGTTACTGCGAGCAGGACGTTACAGTCACCATCAAACTTCTGAAGCTCATCGAGAGTAAACTCACAGACCCACGCGCTGTGCAACTTGAGCATCAGGTCGCGTTCATCGTTGCTGAACAAGAGCGCCACGGTTTCAAGTTCGACTTTGAGAAGTCTCTGGATCTCCTAAAGACGCTTCAAGAAGAACGTGCAGATATCGAAAGTCGTCTTCAAGTTCTGTTTGATCCGTGGTTCTCCTTCGACAAGACCGTGATGCCTAAACGCTCGGTCAACTATAAAGACCTCTCGCGTCACTCGACGTGGGCCGGTGCGCCTTACTCGAAGATTAAACTGAACGTCTTCAACCCCGGTAGCCGCGCACATATCGCTGATCGACTGATGAAGATCCGCGGTTGGCGTCCCTCTGAGTTTACCAACAATGGGCAACCTAAGATCGACGATGAGATCTTGGGTAACCTCCCGTATCCAGAAGCACAGCAGATCTCGTACTATTTGATGCTACAGAAGCGTCTTGGCCAACTCTATGAAGGCAAGAACTCTTGGATCAATCTGTACAACAACGACACGGGGCGCATCCACGGCTCTGTGGTGACCAACGGTGCTGTGACCGGTCGTATGACTCACAATTACCCGAACGTCGCTCAGACCCCATCGATCTACAAACCGTTCGGTAAAGAGTGTCGCTCTCTGTGGACCGTACCTGAGGGTAAGAAGCTGGTAGGCGTTGACGTCTCAGGCCTCGAGCTTCGGATGCTGGCTCACTTCATGGCTCCTCATGATGGCGGTGAGTACGGACATACAGTCATCCACGGTGACATCCACACAGCCAACATGGAGGCCGCAGGTCTCTCTGAGCGTAACCAAGCGAAAACCTTTATCTACGCCTTCTTGTACGGCGCAGGTAATGCCAAGATCGGCTCGATTGTTGGTAAGGGTCCGAAGGTAGGTGGACAACTCAAGCAACGCTTCTTGGAGCAGACCCCGGCGTTAAACAAACTGATACGCGGGGTGTCTCACGCAGCGGAGACTAAGGGTTACCTCAAAGGTCTCGATGGGCGTATCCTCCACATCCGACATCAACACGCAGCTTTGAACACACTCCTGCAATCCGCAGGGGCCTTGGTTTGTAAGCGTTGGGCGGTTGAGGTGGAACTCGAGTTACGTAAGCGTGGTTGGAAAGACCGCGTTCAGGTGGTGGCTAACATCCATGATGAGCATCAATACGAGTGTGATGCTGAGATTGCCGAGGAGATGGGCGCACTCTCCATTGAGTGTATCAAACGTGCCGGTGAATATTTCAACATCCGCATACCGTTGGACGGTGAGGCGAACGTGGGATCGAACTGGAAAGAAACTCACTGATACTTACGTAAACGAAAGGACTTCCCTATGGGAACTAAAGTATGCACTAAGTGTAACGTCGAGAAGCCTGTAGGGGAGTTTCACAAAAACAAGAGTAAACCAAGTGGTCTACATGTTCACTGTAAAACGTGTCGATTATCTTATCAGAAGAGGTGGCATGAAAATAATCGTGAGACCCGCTTAACCTCTCATCGTCGTTACATTGAGAATAATACCCACATATGGGGTTTATCAGGCGCTCTACGGCGTACTTCCCTCTCAGAAGAAGGCTTATTCTGCGGAGCTTCCCGTGTTGAAGTTCGTGTTGAGACAGCCTTCATCTATCGACTCTGCCGTTTGATAAGTGAACAGACGGGGGTCGAACATCACATCGATCACATCATCCCGCTGTCCAGAGGTGGCGTCCACCGAGAGTGGAACCTCCGAATACTCCCCGCTACTGAGAACCTATCCAAAAGCGCCAAGTTCGACGATGAGTGGTTCAACCTCACCGATGAAGACATCGAGCGCCTCGACGCCGAAGCACTGGAGTTTACCCCATGAAGAACACACCCCCCGTACCTGCAGATGGACCTCTCGTCCACTACAAGAACCCTGAAGAATTCGCTGCGGCCTGCCATGCGCAATCTCAGTTGATGCGTCTCGTCGCCTCTCAAGAAAAGGACCAACTGAATGACGAAAGATACCCCCTCGCCGAAACCCAAGGCGACCAGCAAGAGTGCGATCAGTTCCTCTGGGGCCAAAACTTCGACACCTCGCCGGAAGTCTGGGAATGCTTCGAAAGCTGGTTCGAAGACGGAGGCATCTTCGGTCCCCGCGACCTGTGAGAACTGTAAGTTCCAACACCTCAAACCTCAGATGGGTCAACAGACGCCATACTGTCGGCGCTACCCCTCAGCGATTCCTATCGTCTCTGAGCACTGGTGGTGCGGAGAACATCAACCAAAGGAGTAAGACATGGGTAGAACTGTTCTAATCGACGCAGATATCTTGGCGTTCCAAATCGCTTCCTCTCAGGAGGAGGTCTATGAGTTCAACGGAGAGTATGTACTTTACTCGGATCTAAACGCTGGTACCCGGGAAGTAGATAATGCCATCGCCTACATCCTCGACACCGTCGATGCAGATCAGGCTGCTCTGTTCCTGACAGGATCCAACAACTTCCGTAAGGATGTACTGCCGACCTACAAGGGGAACCGGAAAGGCACCCGCCGTCCGATGATCCTCACAGGTCTCCGTGAGTACATGATTGAGAACTTCAAGCTGTGCTTTATTGAAGACGTCCTTGAGGGTGATGATTTAATTGGTATTCACGCCACGAAGCCTCACAAGGGTGAGCGGGTGATCTTCAGTGCCGATAAGGATCTCAAGACGGTCCCGGGTTTGCACTGGGATGCCGACGATGGGGAGATCATCGAGATCAGTAAACACGATGCTGACCGTATGTTCTTCTCCCAGATCCTAACCGGAGACCCAACTGACAACTACGCAGGGTGTCCCGGTGTTGGGGCTGTAGCTGCCTCTGAGATGCTAGATGACCCCTTTAAGTGGGTTCAGCATACTCGTGTTCTTAAATCAGGACCAAACAAGGGTCAGGAACGTGTCGAGTGGAAGAAGGAACCTGTCGAGGTCCATAACGTCATCGACATGTGGCTCTGCATCGTTAGTACTTACGAAAAGGCAGGGCTTACCGAAAAGGATGCCCTTCAACAGGCCCGTTGCGCTCGCATTCTGCGGCACGGGGAATACGACTTTGAACAAGGAAAGGTGAACCTATGGGTACCCAATTGAATAAAGGCGACCGCGTCCGTCTGATCACTGCTGGCGGTTACGATGGTGTTAACTTCTTACCCGGCGCGTACGGGACGGTAACCAACGTTGATCCTGAGTATGACCACGGGTGTATGGTGCAGGTTGATGGTGAAGAATTCTCACTCTACTTCATATATGACACCGAGATCGAACTGGTGGCGCCAGAAGATGAATCTTGGGATGCATCCAATGAAGACTTCGCAGATCAAGAGATCTTATCCACAGCCTCTTATGAAGTAGATGACGATGTGGTTCGACCTTCGCATTACACTCAGTATGAGGTGGAACCCATCGATTTCATCATGAAGAACGACCTCCCGTTCCACGTTGGAAACATCGTTAAGTATGCAGCACGTGCTGGTTCGAAACTTTACGAGGGTCTGGATGCGACCGAGAGTGAGATCCGAGATCTTGAGAAGGTTCGTCGTTACGCTGAGATGCGTGTCAACCAGCTACGTGGCTTGGAGGTGCTGTAATGCTGTCTCTGAATGACTATCAGGATCAAGCCAACGACACCGCGATCTATCCAGTAGAAGCAATGCTTGTATATCCAGCACTCGGTCTAACCGGTGAGGCTGGTGAGGTTGCTGACAAGATTAAGAAGATCATCCGTGACAACAAAGCGTTGGACCAGAAAGAACGCCTCGAGATCGCCAAGGAAGTTGGTGATGTTCTCTGGTACATCGCTGCGTTGGCTCGGGATCTAGGAGTGGACATGGAGACCATCGCTCGGATGAACCTCGAGAAACTCCAATCACGTAAAGAACGCGGCGTCCTCCAAGGTGAGGGCGACAATAGGTAAGTTAGGATCGCGCCCTAACCCAGACCGTAAGGAATAATGGTGACAGGCGGGGAGAGACCCGCACAAACCTCCAACAAGAAGAGATGCACATGAACGCACCCAGTACTCGGGCGCGGGTTGTTACCCGTCGTACCTATAACCGTCCTCTAAATGAGGAGGGAACTGAATTTGAAACTTGGGAACAAACCGTAGACCGCGTAATCAACCACCAACAGTGGCTCTGGGAACGCGCTAAAGGTGATCACCTCACTAATACTGAACATGCAGAACTAGGCGAACTTCGTCAGTTGATGCTTGATCGTAAACTATCTGTCTCAGGTCGCACTCTGTGGCTCGGTGGGACTGACGTATCGAAGACCCGAGAGGCCTCGCAGTTCAACTGTAGCTTCGGTAAGGTCGAAACTGTCCATGACGTGGTGGATGCCTTCTGGTTGCTCCTGCAGGGCTGTGGTGTTGGTTTCGAGCCTGTTGTGGGTACACTGAATGGTTTTGCCAAGCCTGTTGAGGTTGAACTTTGTCGCTCACGGAAGGTAGTAGGTGATCCTAAAGGTCGCGCCTTCAACACCACTGAGAAGGTAGACGGTGTGTTCTATCTCGAAGTAGGGGATAGCGCCGAAGCATGGGCAAAGTCTCTAGGTAAACTCCTAGCCCTTAAAGAGCCGGTCTCGAAGATCATCATCAGTTTCACTGAAGTACGCGCTGCGGGTCTCCGTCTGAAAGGCTATGGTTGGATCTCGTCGGGCGATGAGACCATCTCTAAGGCCTTCGTGAAGATCTGTGAGATCCTGAACAAACGTGCTGGTAAACTTCTGACCCGTATGGACATCCTCGATATCCTCAACCACATGGGAACCACTCTATCCTCACGTCGATCTGCAGAGATCGCTGTGATGCCCGTGAGTGATCCTGAGGTGGATGACTTCATCCTCGCTAAGAAGGACTTCTGGGAACACGGAAATGAACATCGACAGCAGTCGAACAACTCCCTCCTGTTCCACTCGAAGCCATCTAAGTGGGAACTGACGTATATCTTCCAGCGTATGCAAGAAGCAGGTGGATCCGAGCCGGGTTTCATCAACGCCGAGGCCGCTAAGAAACGCGCTCCGTGGTTCAAAGGTGTAAACCCTTGTGCTGAGATCCTGTTGGGCAACAAGTCCTTCTGTAATCTCGTTGAGGTTGACCTAGGGAAGTTCGTTGGGTCCACCACTGAGTTGTATTATGCGCTCCAACTTGCTGCTCGTGCCAACTACCGGCAGACGTGTGTGAATCTGGATGATGGTGTCCTACAGCGAAGCTGGCATGAACTGAATGAGTTCCTGCGTCTGTGTGGTGTAGGTCTGACAGGTATCGTCAAGTGGCTCGATGCGTATAACCCAAAGGCGCGTGGTGATCAGCTTCAACACCTCCGTACCGCTGCCCAGAATGGCGCCAACACAATGGCTGATGAACTCGGTCTCCCTCGACCTCAGGCAGTCACTACGGTGAAACCCTCAGGTACACTCTCGAAGATCATGGATACCACGGAAGGCGTACACCGCCCTCTGGGTCGATATATCTTCAACAACGTGACCTTCTCAAAGCATGACCCAATTGTCTCAATCATGCGCGATGCTGGTTACAAGGTGGTTGAGAAACCATTCGAGAGTGACAGCGTCCTGATCACATTCCCCGTCTCCTATGAGGACGTTCAGTTCGACGAGGTGGATGGTAAGTTTGTGAACCTCGAAACTGCTGTAGATCAACTCGAGCGTTACAAGTTGATGATGGATAACTACGTGGATCACAACTGCTCTGTGACCATCTCGTATGATCCCTCAGAAGTCCCTGAGATCATCGAGTGGATCATCGAGAACTGGGACCATTACGTAGGTGTTTCGTTCATCTACCGCAACGATCCCACCAAGACTGCAGCCGATCTGGGTTATGCCTATCTGCCGCAGGAAGTGATCACTGAGGAAGCCTACGACGAGTACGTCTCGAAGTTGCTTCCAGTGGATCTCGACGCAACCAATAGCTTCGAGGAACTTCAGGATGAAGGCTGTGCCACTGGTGCATGTCCCATCCGGTGACACCAAAAGAGAAACAACGGTGGCTGAGAATACGCTTGGCCACCGCTTCCGTAAACACCTCCACCC